TTGTGTATGCATTATGGAATAGAAGTTAAGTTTTATTATTTGTTTAATGAAAGTTTAATTACTAGAGCTCGTAACTATTGCTGTGATGAGTTTATGAGAAGTGATAGTACACATATGATATTTATTGATAGTGATATAGGTTTTGATGCAAGAGATGTTTTATCTATGATGGCATTAATGGATCATGAAGATGACAAGTCTAAGTATGATATAATGTGTGCTCCTTATCCTAAGAAATGTATTGCTTGGGAAAAGATTAAAGCAGCTGTAGATCAAGGTAAAGCAGATGAAGATCCTCAGAACTTAGATAACTATGTTGGTGACTATGTATTTAATCCTGTACCTGGTACAGATAGAATACAATTAGATGAACCAGCTGAAGTGTTAGAAGGTGGTACTGGGTTCATGATGTTTACTAAAAAGATATTACAAAAGTATAAAGATGCTTATTGGAATGATAGTGTGAATAGTCCTGGTGGATTTAGATATAGACCTGACCATGTTAGAACTAAAGAGTTTGATGGTAGTAAAGAAATAATGATGTACTTCCAAGCATTAATTGATCCTGAGACTAGACGTTATCTTTCTGAAGATTATATGTTCTGTCAGTGGGCTCGTAAGATTGATCTAAAGATATGGTTATGTCCATGGATGAAACTACAGCATGTAGGTACTCATGTGTTTGGTGGTAGCTTAGCAGACTTAGCTCAGATACAAGCCTCTGCTACAGCTGACTCTTCTAAAGTAGGAATACATTCAGGAGGTAAACCTTTAAAGGGACCTTTGGAAGGTTCTAAAGTTACAATGAAAGACACTGGTGCTGTTCATAATAGAAAGACTGGTACGTTTGAAGATGATACAGCTAAGAAGTTAGCTGCTAAGAAAGCGAGACAGAATGCAAATAAGTAATCAGACTATACAAATTCTAAAAAACTTTGCTATGATTAATCCTTCTATAGCATTTGAACCTGGAGCAATGATACAAACTATTGCAACATCTAAATCTATAATGGCTAAGGCTAAGATAACAGAACAGCTTACTACTACTGGAGCAATCTATGATCTTAGTAGGTTCCTAGGTGTTGTGAGTCTATTTGAAAAACCTGAGTTTGATTTTACTGAGACACAGGTTGTAGTACGAGGAGGAAGATCATCAGTCAATTATACTTTTGCTGATCCTTCAATGATTGTTACACCACCTAAAGACAAACAAATTACCATTGATAATCCTGATGTGGATATAGATATTTCTGGTACTAAAATACAAGCTGTATTAAAAGCAGCTGCTGTGTTACAGCTACCAGAAGTATCTATTATGAGTGATGGAGCTCAAGTATACCTACAAGCATTAGATAGTAAGAACCCATCTACAGATGACTACAAAGAAGAGATTATGGATTGGGATAAGGACACAACTTTTAACTTTATCTTTAAGACAGAAAACTTTAAGATGATGCAGTTTGATTACAATGTAAAATTAACTAGCAAGGGCATAGCACAATTTACTTCAACATCATCAGACATGGAGTTGATTTATTGGGTTGCTGTCGAAGCTAATTCAACACATGCTTAAGGAATACCTCTGGGTAGAAAAATGGAGACCTAAGAAGGTTGAAGATACTATTTTACCTAAGGAATTACATAGCACATTCCAAGAGTTTGTGAGCAGTAAGAACATACCAAACTTAATATTATCTGGTGGACCTGGTGTAGGTAAGACTACCATAGCTAAAGCTATGTTAGAGCAGTTAGACTGCGATTATATCGTTATAAACGGTAGTCTATCAGGTAATATTGATACACTACGTAATGAGATAATGCAGTTTGCTTCTTCGGTGAGTTTGCAAGGTGGAAGAAAATATGTCATACTAGATGAAGCTGATTATTTAAATCCTAATAGTACACAACCAGCTCTTAGAAACTTTATGGAAGAGTATAGTTCCAACTGTGGTTTCATTCTTACATGTAACTTTAAGAATAGAATCATACAACCATTACATTCTCGTTGTAGTGTAATTGATTTTAAAATTAATGGTAATGCACCTCAGTTAGCAACTAAGTTTTTTAGACGAGTTGAACATATCTTAGCAACAGAACAAATTACATATGATAAGAATGTAGTACTGCAACTTATAACAAAGTTCTTTCCAGACTATAGAAGAGTACTGAATGAGTTACAAAGGTATAGTGTATCTGGAGCTATCGATAGTGGAATATTAACTAGCTTATCAGATGATAATTTTAAAGCACTTACTACACATCTAAAGAATAAAAACTTTACTGATATGAGAAAGTGGGTAGCTAGTAACTTGGATAATGAACCTGTTGTATTGTTTAGAAGTATATACGACAACGCTTCTTTGATAATGAATAAGAGTTCTGTACCTCAATTAGTATTAATTTTAGCTGAGTATCAATATAAAAGTGCCTTTGTTGCTGATCAAGAAATAAATATGGTTGCATGTTTAACACAATTGATGGCAGAATGCGAATGGGTATAAAGAAAATTGCAATAGTAGGCAATGGAGTTGCTGGTATAACTACAGGATACTTTCTTGCTAAAAATGGTTACGAAGTTGATATCTATGACAAGAATGGATCAGTTGCACATTATCCTGCATGTAGCTATCAGAATGGTGGACAGCTATCTGTAAGTAATTCTGAAGTATGGAATACTTGGGACAATGTCTTTCGTGGTATGAGATGGCTATTTAAAAATGATGCTCCCCTTGCATTAAGACCTGACATTATTAGTTGGGATAAAATTAAATGGCTAGCTGGCTTTGTTGGTGCAACAATGACAAACAGCTTTGAAAAAAATACTCGTAAGACAATCCAATATGCTTTAAGATCAAGATAGTTACTTTTAGGACTTGAAGATGAGATTGGTATAAGGTATGATCAACAAAAATGTGGCATAGCTCACATCTATCGTAATGGTGCATCATTCAAACATGCACTACATAACATACAAAGATTTCAAGATACAGGATGGGATGTAAAAGACTATCCAGTAGAAAAATTAACTAACTTAAAAACAAATGGCATAGTAGGAGCTACTATGTGTGAAGATGATTTTGTTGGTGACATTAATTTCTTTTGTACTGAACTATATAATCATATTAAAGCAAAGTATAATGTAACGAAGTATGAGAATAATGTGACACGTTATCAAAACAGTGAACCTGGTAACATAGGTTTAGATACTTTAGCTAGACAGTATGATGAAGTAGTTGTTGCTGCTGGAGCATGGACTAGTCAACTTGTACCACAGTGTAACATATATCCTATTAAAGGTTATACAGTTACAGTATGGGACGAAAATAAAAGTGCACCAAAGTATTCTATAGTAGATGACGGTAAGAAGATTGTTACGTCTACATTTAGTAATGGAAGATTTAGAGTAGCAGGTACAGCTGAACTAGCTGGATTTGAACAAGGTGAACCATGGCATAGAATAAATCCATTACTAGATTGGATAAAAGATTATACAAACATTGAATATGATGGGGTGGCTAGACACTCATGCTTTAGACCTATGACACCAAACATGTTACCTATAGCAAAGAAGGTAGGTAACGTGTGGGTAAATAGTGGGGCAGGCCATCTTGGATGGACTATGGGTATGGCATTAGCAGAACAGATAAGTGAGGAATTATGAGTAGGATAAAAAGAATACATGTCAACATGCATCACATCAGATACAATAAAAAGAATGAAGTTAAGAAGCCTGTGATAACTTGTAAGACTGGTGGAAAGAATATCTATGGTAACACAGTTAAAATATTTGGACCAAGTTAAGTTATATATAGACCTGATAAACCTCTATCATGTGGAGCTAAGGTATGGGTAGAGACTCATAGTGAAGTTCTAATTACATGAAGCCATTTGATTATATTAGTTCAATAAATTATAGTAAAAAGAATCTTATGAGAAACTCAGACAATGATGAGTTAGCTGAGTCTGGTTACGTACCATTTATAACTAATAGATCATTATCATACTTCACAGATACAATATTTTATGCTAATGAAATAAA